TTTTCAATATGTCATAATTCACAATAACAAAGTCGTGGTCTGTTGAAAAGGATTTTCCTTCTGATATGAACACACTTCGGTCTGTATAATTCTGAATTTCTCGAAGCCAATTAACCTTTAATGTTGCCGGACATACAATTAAAATCTTTTTTGCTCCCGTTTCTAACGCAGCAATAATTGTTGACGTTGTTTTACCCAACCCCATATCATCAGCCAGAATAAATCTCTTACTACCTGCCAATTTTTCTATTGCTTCTTTTTGATGCTCGAGTGGATGACGATGGGAATACTTTGAATAGTCGATATCGACTTTCTCCATTCTGTGTGACTTAATCAACGCCCCTTTCGGTAACCAAAAATCGTGAATGGTCTCACCTGAAAAAAACTTACCCCAAACATGATAAGCTTTCTCCTTCTCAACCAGCAATTTTTCTATCCAACATTCTGTGGGTATCTCTGTATATAATTTTTCATCAGCAATTTTCTTTGCGAAGTATGGGTCCAAATCAACCCATTTTTTGGCAACCTTTGGTGATGTCTCGTGAAACGTTGTGATATATTCAGATTGAGCACGGGTGGGATAGAACTTCTTGTTGTGTTCTTTATTATATTTTAATTTCAGGATATAGTTGTTCGCTCCCGAATAATTTTCGAGAATGCCCAAAGCTCGTTGCTCAATCAAATTTGTCGAGGTTGAATTCAACACATTATAAAAATAATAAACAATTCGATATTTATCAATATGGGACAACCAAGGGTGCCGATATCAAGGATAGGAAAGTTTTTTGGGGTCGAAGATTACGACCTTGATATTTCTATGGGTGAAGAATGGTTGTATGGTGATATGAATTTCACACTAGTTTTATATCGTGTGGATAAACAAAAGACCAAAACCGATGATGTGTATGGTGAGGCTTTAACAGATGGTATAAAGTTTTTACCACCTGTAGAATTCAAAGCCTTTGTTCAAGTCATGGCTCCCGAAAACAAATATTTAGGTAATTCAAAAATAGACCAAGTTGAACCTGGTAACATTAGAATATCAGTATATCAAAAACTTTTGGATGACCTTGAAGTGGATATTAATTATGGAGATTACATAGGTTATTATGAAACCGAAAATCGTGTTAGATACTATGTGGTTAATAATGATGGTCGTGTAATTTCTGATAATAAACATACATATGCCGGATATAAGCCGTTCTATAGAACAATTATGGCTTCTGCCGTTGTAGATAATGAATTTAGAGGATTATGAAAATAAAATTAACCGAAGAACAGATAAGAAGAATTTTAGAAATTGTTGATTCTGAAAGTGTTAAGTGTGATAACTGTAAATGGGAATGGAACTTATCAGATGGTGGGGACGACCCATTCATTTGTCATAAGTGCGGACACGACAACGGAAAATAATGGGATTACCAAAAAAAATAAAAAAATTCTTACCCCTCACAGAGTCTAAAACTCTATTACCAAGAAGGAGGGAACTTGTTGACAAAATCAATAAGGATGGAACTTATTTGCCAAAATCTATTTTACATGCGGATTTAGATAAAGGATTTTTAGATTTTGTTAAAACAGAATTAGAAACAGTTGTCGATGGTAAAAAAATACCAATGGTTGATATCTTAATCACAACTCAAAATTGGGCTCAATTCACCGAAACATGGAATTTCCAAAACCTTGATAAAAACGCAGAACCACCATTCATTACAGTAGTTAGAGTTCCTGAAGTTAAATTTGGGACAAACCCTGCGGTATTATATAACATACCAAATAGAAAACTTTATTTTTATGCTCAAGTGCCGACTTGGGACGGACAAAGACACGGTTATGACATTTACAGAATACCACAACCAGTACCTGTGGATATATCTTATACGGTTAAGATTATCTGTAATAGAATGAGAGAACTCAATAAATTTAACAAAATTATTATTGAGAAATTTGCGTCAAGACAAGCTTACACAAATATAAAAGGACATTATATTCCGATAGTAATGGGGGATATATCAGATGAGTCTGTATTAGATATTGAAAAAAGAAAGTATTATATTCAAAGTTATTCATTCACCATGTTAGGTTTCTTAATTGATGAGGATGAATTTGAGGTTTCGCCGGCTATCAATAGATTACTTCAAATTGTAGAAGTAGATGAGAAAGTTGTTAGAAGACAAGTTAAAAATGAATTACCTAAAGAACCGAAAATCAACGCTTTGTTCGTTGAGGGTAATGATGAGTTAAATGAACGTTTTGATTACACTACAGACTTGGTTTTAGAAAAAACAAAAAACGTAGAAACTTTTGAGGTTTATATTAACGGAACATTCTTTGGTGAAAGTCCTAACAAGATTCAAATCAACACGGGGGACGCTTTAAGGCTCGTGGTAACTAAATTAAACGATGGGCAAGAATCTAAAATAACATTTATGTCTATTGTTATTTAATCTTCTCCATAGATATCTTTTTTCTCCTTACATTTTTCAATTATTAGTTTCTCCAAGAACCTATACATCTTAATACCGTTCTTATCACAATACTTTTTTAAGATGTCATGGACTTCTTGTGAAATCTTTAAATTTTTAATCTGGTGACCATTCTGTGACATAAGATAAAAAAGGCAGAAAATAGTCTGCCCAATTTATAAATACTTATCGGTAAGTCAAGAATTTTGGTTTTTTCTCGAATATTTATCAATAAAATAAAAATAAAGAAACTCAAAACTAATGGCTAGCAACAGTAAAGTATTTGTATCACCTGGAGTTTATACTTCAGAGGTTGATTTAAGTTTTGTGGCACAAAGTGTGGGGGTAACCACACTTGGTATAGTGGGGGAAACTTTAAGAGGACCCGCTTTTGAACCAATATTCATCAGAAATTTTGATGAGTTCACAACTTATTTTGGTGGAACCTCACCTGAAAAATTTATAAACACACAAATTCCTAAGTATGAAGCGGCATATATTGCAAAAGCATACTTACAACAATCTAATCAATTGTTTGTAACAAGAGTATTAGGTTTGTCAGGGTATGATGCAGGACCATCTTGGTCTATAACAACAAAGGCTAATGTTGATGGGTCAACTGTAGATTTTTATTGTAATTCAACATCGACAGTTGATTGTGTGGTTGAATGCGTTGATTATGAAGTGATTGACTTCAGTGTTGATTTTAACGGATGTTCAAACAATATTTCCTCAATAAGTTTTAATACTTCACAAATCCCTTCTCAGATTTTGAATAAAATTTCAAATTCCTTGGAGCTGTTTAATGGAAGTACTACAACATTGTTGGACCAAATGAATAATCAGGTTTATGATTCGATTCTCAATTCAGGTACAACCACTGGAGCATCAATTTATTATTACGGTGTAATTTCAGGAGGAAGTTATAGTGCTTTATCAACAACTTATACTGCGGAAACTAATGTATTTGGTGTAGATACTGTAGATTCTACAAATTATGATTATAGTGATTCAAATAATGACCCTTGGTATTACGCTTTATTCGATAATAATTCACATGAGGTTGGCGGATATTCGGGATACTCATTTTATACAACTATAAGTAATTTTGTTGCAACCACAACATCTAGTAACTGTGCAACTTTCTATTCTTTTCAATTAGATGGCACACCGGGTGTTATTAATTATAATACAAACACGATTACAGTTTGTGTTGGAGCATTGAGTGCGACTTTCACACCAACATACACAACTTGTGTAGACGAAGATAATATTACCGGACCTGGTGGTGCAATTCTATGGAATGGTGCATCATTCTTAGATTTAAGTTCAGGTTCGGCAATTGTACAAATGGTTTCTGAAGACGGTACAGTAACTGTGAATTGGACCATTGTTGCGGTCGTTAGCGACCCTTGTAATCCTTGTACCGCAACAGGTGCTGGAGAAGGTAATGTAGGTTCAATAAATAGATGTTACAGTGGAACATTGAGCGGTAAAATTTTCGTGTATAGCGGAACACCTTATTTAGATTATGACAATCTTGTTGTAGCAACTCTTCGTTCAAGAGGACTTGCAACATATGGTAATGACACAGGGGCGGTTTATGAAGTGACAGGTCTAACTGATGTAAGTATGGTAACAACTGGACAATATTCAGGTATAACTAAAAATCCATATTCAACCTTTGGATTAAACGTTACTAATAATGACGGTACCGCACTGTTCTTCCAAACCTCATTTACTAATGCGGATACTCAATATATCTCAAAAGTATTTGGTTCTACAAATTTTGCAAAACCAAGACAGACTGTTCCTTTGTTTGTTGAAGAGCGTTACCAAAACTTACTTAATTACGGTTATAGAAAGGGATATATAAGAGGATTAAATACTTCATTAACGGCTTTAGATAGTGCGAGAAGTGAGTCTTTATCTTCTATAGGTTTTTATTTAGAGCAATACCAATCGGCGATTTCTCCTTGGGTTGTTTCTGAATTACGTGGTTCTAAAGTTTATAACTTATTCAGATTCCACACCATTGCGGATGGAGAGGATGCTAATTTACAAGTTAAAATTTCTTTAATAAACATGTCATTTGCTAATCAAACTTTTGATGTGTTAGTTAGAGATTATTTTGATTCTGATAACGCACCTGTAGTACTAGAGAAGTTTACAAATTGTAGTATGGACCCAAATGAAAACAACTTTATCGCAACAAAGATTGGTACTTCAGATGGTGAATATCAATTGAACTCTAAATACATTATGGTCGAAATGAATGAAGACGCTCCGACAGATGCTCTACCTTGCGGATTCCAAGGATATAACATTAGAGAATACGCAGGAGTTGTTCCTCCATTCCCAATCTATAAAACAAAATATGATTTCCCTGGAGAAGTAATTTATAACCCTCCATTTGGTACCTCAGCAGGTGCGGATGATGCGGTGACTAGTTCCGGAGATAATATTAGACGCACATACTTAGGAGTTTCGGATACAATAGGATACGATATTGATTTCTTCTTGTATAAAGGTAAGAGACTTCCAAATGCAATATGTACCGACCCAACTGGAGAAGAATGGGGATATAGAACAAGAGGTTTCCACATGGATGTTAATGCAACAGGTATAACTATAGGAAATGCATACGCAACTAGCGGAACACCGGCATTCTATTGTGGTTCCGCACCATTCATTAATGACCCTGAAGATTCAGAAAGTCCATATTATAGATTGTTTGGTCGTAAATTCACATTGGCGGTACAAGGTGGATTTGATGGATGGGACATTTACACTGAACGTAGAACAAATTCAGATAGATTTGTAATTGGTAAATCAGGTTACTTAAAAGGTGCTTGTGAATCAATTCTTTACCCTAAAGCAACTGGATGGGGAGCGTTCAAGAAAATAACAATCAATAAGAATTCTGTAGATTTTGCTAACACTGACTACTACGCTTACTTATTAGGACAACAAACATTCTCTAATCCTGAGGCGGTTAATATAAATGTATTTGTTACACCTGGTATTGATTATGTAAATAATTCAAACTTGGTTGAGTCAGCGATTGAGATGATTGAGTATGATAGAGCGGATTCATTGTATATTTGTACAACACCTGACTATAATATGTTCACTCCTTCAGCGGGTAATTCAGAGGAGATAATTTATCCACAGGAAGCGGTAGATAATTTGGAGACTACTGGTATCGACTCAAACTATACTTGTA